ATAGATGTTTTCTTTTTGATGCTGTTGATTTGTTCTTTAACCCAAGTTTTAGCCATTTATTTTTCCTCTAATTGTTTGTAAAATTCTGCAACCGCCATTATCTCCTGCCAAGTGCCATCGTTTTTAATACAGTTGGCTCTATGAGATACGATAAGAATGTTGCCTATAATATAACCTTTGTTGTTGTTAATCCTCTCTAGCGTTGGAGAGTTGTATCTGTTTTCGTACCCATGAATAAGTTCACCGCCCAAGATTGGGCATTTAAAATCTTGCGGCCATACATCCCAAATGTCTTGCGGTTTAAGGGTGCAAGGCGGCCAACCCCTATCTAAAGTTCTGCGTCTTGCTCCAGATAAAATTTTATGAGCCCAATATGAAGGCTTAGTTCTTTTATTTTCGTTGTAGCAAGATCTGCACTCTCTTCTAAAAGGCGGAGCTTTCTTTAGCTTTCTATTTGGAAAATTAACTGAGTTCAATTCTTTTATCTCCTTGCATATAGGACATTTTCTCATCTTGGATCAATGGCTTTTAAATACAAATCTTGCCAGAATTTAACTTGATGCTTTAGGTCGTTGTTTTCCTTGGCTAAGTCTTCTAAATTTATTTTGTTGTTATCGCCTGGAATACAAATACTAAAAAATATTTTGTTCCTATCAACCTCTTGCTCAAACTTATCTCGCAATAAGTCTGGTAAGCCTTCAGCGTTTGGATCTACATTATCTGCATAAAATGTAGCTCCAACCAAAACCTCTCGCTCTTTCTTTAACTCCTTCATAAGTTTTTATTTATCAGCCAAATAAAGTAAAGCAGGGCGCCCACAAAGTAAGCAGCTATTATTCCCAAAATCCAAAGAAGAAACTCAAGCATCGCTTTTGACAGTTAAATCTTTAACCTCAACAAAACCCTCTTCGTTAAGAAGTTCGTCTGCAATTCCAGCCATATACCCTGCAACTTGTTCTACGCTCATAGGATCTAAAGTTGTAGAGATTAATAAAATAGCTATCTCTTTTCTTTTATGCTCTGATAAATGAGTTAAAGAATAGACCAATTCAATCATCTCTTTATCGTTCATTTGGATGCCTCTTTATAAGCATGTTCAAACAAAGCTGGGTGATGTTGACGAATATACTCAACAAACTTACGCAACCTTTCGGTCGATTGCATATCGTTTTGCACATCCGTTGTATGATTGGGAGATGGTAGTCCTGGCTGTAAAGCCTTCATACCTTCTCTTATAAAATCCATTTCTGTCATTGGCATAATCTTCTCCTCGATTAATTGTTTTATTAATAGTACGAAATTTTTGTTGCAAAGTAAACCCCTTAGTTTATACTAAAGGTATATTAATTCTTGGAGAGAACAAATGATAGACGAAAAAACCAACCTTTACATTGACGAAACCAGAGACTATTTACTAGAGTCTGTTTCACATTTATTGAGACTGTATCTTAGATCCGCTGGTTTGCAGATAGATAACCCTAAAGTGATTTCAACACAAATGGAATTAGACAAAGACAAGATTGTTGCTTTGCTCGAAAACATTACTAAGATCGAGCAATCAAGACTCGGCACTCATTAAATGGTTCCCAAAGATTTAAACTTTAAGACTGTTGAGGAGGCTAGGGTTCACATTAATAAATCTAAAATGATTGTTAACCCAAGCAACACGACTATTAAAGAAAAAAGATTTGTTATCGTTGCCGATAATAAAAACGACGAACAAATGCTAAAGAAAGCATTGGTTGGTATGAAGAATGTTAAGTGGATAGATATATTGTTTCAAGAAACAAAGGAGAAGAGGGTATGAGCAGAATAGGTGATTTATTAATTGGTATGCAAGAGGACGCTGAATGCGTTTCAGCTTCTTGCAATTCGTTTGAAAAATTTGTAGAAGAGATGCGTAAGCTGAACATCTTATACACGCCAAGTTTATTAGAGGATTTTTGGGACGGATACGTTCACTCCCAAGAGCCGCCTTGCTAATCGCGAACAGGCAATTCATTCGGCTTGTATAAACAATAGAAGTGCAGTTGCGGCAGGGTTTATTCATTCCTGTCTCCAGAGATTTTGAGGTATAGTCTTGCAACGAAATATACCTCACCTTTATTATTGGAGATGATATGTTAAAAGCAGACGGGTTTAACGAAGCCATTATTGGCATGTGCATGGATATAGCTACGGGTGGAGAACGCCTCATCTACGACGCCAATAAATGCATAGACATACTTATTGAGCAAGGCATGAGCGACGAGGAAGCCATAGAATACTTTGAGTTTAACGTGGGCGGCGCTTACGTTGGAGAAACTACCCCTATCTGGATGTACCCATACGAAGAAATATAAGCTAAACTTTAGGTATGAAGATACTTAAAATGGAGAAGGGCCCACCAACAATCGAGGAAGGTCGACGCAGACTTGATAGTCTCTTTGAAGATTTTATCACTAGAGGAGCAGACGCAGAGTTTACGGCTTTGTTGATCTTTACTTACGGCGTAACTGAAACTATTAATTACGCAAAGACAGTCGAAGACGGCATATCTAAGATAGATCACATACTTAATTCAGAGTTTGGTATGGAGAAAGAAATTATCTTCACACCCGAGGAAAAAGATCCAGAATAGTTTTGTCAGGCTTTTCTGACAAAAGTACCCCCTTATAGGTCGAAACTGTCTATATTTAGTTAAAAACAGGGTAGTTTTGTCAGAGTGTCAGAAACCTCTGACAAGAGAAAAGGTTATAGCAGTAGGGTTTAGGCGTTTTGTCATATTGTCAGAGTACCCTTAAAATAACCCTACAAATGTACCTAAAAATGAAAAAGAAAAGGGTAGGTAAGATAAAGTATGACAAAACTATATATATAGACTATATATTATATATATATTACTCTGTATACCCTTATTCTATCACATTTGGAGTTTTGTCAGAGTTTTGTCATAGGCTCTGACAAAAGTAGGAGAAGATATGTATAAATTAACAGAAAAATGCAGCAAGGTTTTGCCTAAGGAAATCGTTGTTTTGCTAGAAAGACCAGATGTAGTAGAATTAGTTAGGTATTTTAACGGACGGCTTATTAGCTATAAGGAGAAAGATGAGCAAGGACGAATCAAGGATAAGAGCAAAGGTGAAAGTTGAGCCTGTATTAGAAGATGCAGAGGATATGCCTGTTGAGTATATGAATCATAACGAGAAGAATCTAACTAAGCGTCAGCGTTTGTTAGTCTGGAATGCAGTTAACGATCCCACGCTTACATTTGCAGAAGCGGCAAAGAAGGCTGGGTTTAAGAATCCAAAAGTTATTAGTCGGTACATGGGGCCTAACGGAAAGTATCAGCATGTGTATCGGGAATACGAAAGACTGATGGGCGAAGCCAAGAAGAAGTTTGAGCTTACGCATGAGGGAGCAGTCGAGGACTTGTATAAGTTAAGAGATGATGCCTGGTCGCAAGGAAACTTTACGGCGGCAATTAACGCCCAAAATTTACTTTTAAAAGTCGGGGGCTTAATTGTCGATCGTCGGGAAGTATTGCATGGGAAGGTAGATCAAATGAGTCGGGGAGAAGTTGAAAGAAGGCTAGCGGATCTACTCGGGAAGCAGGCCATTGAACATAAGTCGGGAGTCGAAATTGCAAACAAGTCGGGGAAGTCGGGATCTGAGGAAATAGAGGTCGGGGAGATTGTTGAAGAGAAAGTTGTTAAGAAAAAAAATAGGGCTAGACCTTTGCCTAAAGAAGCTGGAGAAGAGGAAGAGGATTAGTCCTCATCTTCGTTATTCTTTTATACTAAAGAATGTTTTTATAAATGTATTAATTCGCTTTTCTTCTTCGTTCTCCTTTAATTGTTCTGTTAAGTTTTCTAAGAAAGAAACAACATCATTAATTAAATCCTCTAAGGTATCTTCGTTAGCTGTTCCAGAGTGAACTCTTTTAATATTGTTAAGGTTATTGCTCTCAATAGTCTTTTGGATATCAACAGCATTCAATAAAGCATTTGTTGTATCGTTATATAAATTACTCATCTTCGTTCTCCTCGCTTTCTTGCGAACTGTCCAGCACATACAAAAGTATTGCCATAATTAATAATAAAAATTCCATTCATTCTTTCTCTTCGAGAATTACTTTAAAGGTTGCTAAGGCCACAG